CCAGCCTGGGGGACGCCGACCTGCGCAGTGAAGAAGTCGCCGGTGAGCGAGCCGACCGTGCCGGTGTGGGTGTAGACGGTCGTTTCTGACGGGCCGGTCGTGGCGACCGTGCCGAGCGACTGGGCGAGCCAGAAGCCGAACCCCTTGGAGAGGACCGAGAAGCTGACCGACCCGCCGGCGCCCATGATGTACGGGACGCGCCGGTCCGAGCGCATCGCCCGGCTACCGGCACGGATGCCGCTGGACTCGACTCGCCCGACCTCGACCGCGATGCTCTCCGAGTCGAACTCGAAGAACCGGTCGACGGTCACGCCGGTGCCGTAGGTGGTCTCGGCCTTGACGCCGAGCTGTCCGAGGAAGCCGCTCACTTGTCGCCGTCCTTCGTGGTCGTGGCCTTACGGCCGGGGGTCTTGGGTGCGGTCACGGTCCAGCCGTCCTGACCGTCGAGGCCGGCAGCGACGTCGTCGGGCAGGTCGACGGTCTCGCCGTTCTTGACGAGCCAGGTACGCCCGAGGCTCACCACCTCGCGCTCGTCGTCCTGTCCGGTGTAGGTGGCCTCCATCGGGCGCTCCTCAGATTCGGGCTCGGGTGCGCACACCCGAGGTGATTTGATACGCGTAGCCCTCGTCGTCGACGCTCGTCGCACCCGACGGACGCTTCATCTCCGAGAACATGACGCCGGTCCCGCCAGCGCCGACGTTTGATCGCACGACGTCCTCGACGACAGCGAACAGCTCCCACGCCCGGCTCAGCGCCTCCAGCTGCGTGTAGCCCGGCCACAGCACCACGACGTACAGGTCGAGCGTGTAGTCCTCGTCGCGACGTGAGCCACCGATCGCAGCCCACTCCTGGTCGCCGACAACGTCGCCGAGAATCACCATCTCCCGTTCGGCCTGGCGTGGCAGACCGACTGTCACCGACGGGACACGGACCGGCCAGTCGGCTTCGATGAGCAGCTGGTGGAGCGCCGAGACGACAGCCGGCACCGTCGACGTCGCCACCGTCACCCGATTCCTGGGATGCGACGAGCGTAACGCTTCAACACGACGTCCACGTCGGGGATGCCGGTGATCGACCCGCCACGGCCGGCGACGAGCAGCGAGTAGGTGCCGCCCACGTCGGAGGTGAACGTCGTCGCCCGATCCGGGACGCCCCGGTTCGACCGGTTCAACACGTCCCGCACCCGCAGCATGAACGCCTCCAGGACGTCAGCTGGGGGCCGGTCGTAGCCGTGCTCGTACTCGACGACGATGTTCGAGCGTCCACGCTCAAAGATTTCGCCGTCCGTGCGCACAGCGACACCTGCTCGACTCGCTGGGATCGCCGCCAGTTCCGTCCCCGTGTACGCCTCGAAGGCGTTGTCCTCGTCGTACTCACGCACCGAGCGCACCGAGCGCAGCTCGGCGTCCGGCAGGACCAGCTCGTAACGGCCGGTGCCGTCCAGCCGGACACGCCGGTACCGGGGCACGAACGCCACCCCGCAGTAGTCCTCGAACTCACGCTCGACCGCACGGCGAGCCACGACGATCTGCGCCGAGGAGTACTTCCGCGGGTCGTCGAGCACCGGGTCGGAATCACGAACCTGTCGGACCGACGCGTAGAACCCGCCGACCACCTCGACCCGTGTCGTCACCGTCACCGTGCCGGTCGTCCACGACGCCACCAGCACCCTCGGCTCCGACGTCGCCGACGCGCTGAGCGTGTAGGTGCGCACACCGGTCGAGCCTGTGGTCGTCGCAGTCCCGGCAGCGACGACCGTCGCCCCGGCCTCGTCGACGACACCGACGGTGACCGTGCCCGCAGGCTCGGCCAGGTCGCCGTCCTGGTCGTAGAACCGGCCGGTGATGGTCGCGGCCGTGCCGACGAGGATCTGTTCGTCGGCGACGACCGTCACGGCGGTCAGTCCTTCGGCGCTGCGGCCCGACGGGCGCGCGGCTTGCTGGTGGCCGCGGTCTCCGGCGCCTCGACGGCAGCAGACTCGACGGCAGCCTTCTTGGCCGGCTTCGACTCGTCGGCGACGGCGAGACCGTTCGCGACGAGGAGTTCGGCTTCGTCCTGGGGGAGGTCGATGGACTCGCCGGGAGCGGGCCAGTCGACTCCGTTGCGGGTGCCCGCGATGCGAGCCCTCATCGTCACGCGCACCGCGAGACTCCTTCTGGTTGTGGGTGGCGACGATCGGGGCGGGGACCGAGGTCCCCGCCCTTCACGTCAGACGGTCAGACCGTCAGGGTCAGGTCGCGGCCCCGACGAACACCTTCACGGCGCCCGTCTGATCGGCGAGGATGCCGTCACCCCGCACGATCGCCCGGAACGTGACGAGGTCGCTCTGGAAGGCGAAGTCGTCCGACCGCTCGAAGCGGACGCCGCCGGCGAGACGGACGTGGTAGGCGGCGATGTCGCCGAAGATGACCGACTTCGCCGAGGTCGCCACTGCGGCCACGTTCGGGTCGGTGTACACCGGCTTGCCGAGGAGCAGGTCCGGCGCACCCACGGTCAGGCCCGGCTGCCACAGGTAGTTGTTGTCGGAGCCCTTCAGCTTCCGCACCCGAGCGACGGTGGCGTCCCGCATGATCCAGGCGCACGACGTCGAAGCCCGGTAGGGGGAGATGACCGAGTAGTAGAGGTCGATCAGCTCGTCGGCGGTGAACGCACCGGAGGCGCCGGTGGTGGCACCGGTGACGCCGGTGGTCGCGGTCTGCACGATGCCCGACGGCTTGCTCGACGCGTTGCCGGTCACCAGGTCGGTGCCGAGGGCGTTGCCGACGGCGCGACCGGCCTGGCGGGCGAGGTAGCCCAACAGGTCGAAGCCGGTGTCGGCGACCAGCTCGGAGGAGACCTGGATGCTGAGCCCGTACTTGTAGGCGCCGAGGGTCCGCTTCGCGAACGCCGGGTCCGACTCGGTGAGGGTCGAGCCCTCGGTGATGAGCGCACCCGAGGAGTGCGCCGTGGTCACCGGGATCTCCAGGTTCTCACCGCTCGCCGTGGTGATGATCGTGGCGCCCGCCTGGAGGATGGCCGACACCTCGATCATGTGCTCCCACACGGAGCTGGCGAAGCTCGTCGGCACGGTGTTGCCGCCGGCGGTCGCGGTGCCCTTGGTGAGGTCGCGGGACTCGAACGGGACGGCCACGGTGCGCAGCTCGCCGCGGCCCAGGGCGCGCAGCTCGTCCTCGACGGACAGCTCGGCGACCGGCGCCTCGGGGGCGTCGACCGGGCCGAACTTGGCCATCGCGGCCTCGATGTCGGCGGTCCGCTTCTCGGCGTCGAGGAGCACGGCGATCCGTGCGTCCATCGCCTCGATCTCGGCGTTCGCCTTCTGCCAGGACTGCTCCTCCTCACCGGAGAACTCGCGGTCCTCGGCGGCGACGGAGTCGGACAGGGCGCGCATCGCGGCCCAGGCCCGCTGACGGGCCTCGTGGAGCTTCTGCAGCTCGTTCATGGGGGAACCCTTTCGGGGACGTGCCGGGCGCGTCAGCGTCCACGGCGAGTGAGATGGGAACAGGTGCCGACGGCGTTGCGCGCGGGTCAGCTGAACGACGGGTTCTTGCGGCCCCGTCTGGCCGTCTGCGCTTCCTCGCCCGGTGTTTCGCACGGGGGCTCGGGAGCTGGATCCTCTGCCGTGACCTCGGGGAGGTCGCGGAGGATGAGGTCGGTGAGTCGGCCGGCGGCAGCAGCCTCGGCCACCTGCTCGAACGGCAGGTCGACGAACTCGGAGAACGAACGCAGCGCCACCGCGGCGCCGCCGTCCTGGGTCTGCAGGTACGCCGGGGACGCGACCGGCCCCAGCTCGTACAGCACGACGTCCTCCAGCGTCCGCAACGGGAAGCCCGAGTCGGTCGTGTCCCACGAATCGGCGCGCACAGCGAAGCTGAACGACGAGCCACGCACCATGCCGGAGCGCACCTTCGCAGCGACACGCTGCGCGTCCGGGTCCGACGGGTCGAGCTGCATGGAGTACGACAGGCCACGCTCGTCGGTCGCCAGCACCAGCGTCCCCGACTCGGTCGTCGCAAGCAGCGTGTCGAGGTTGTGGTTCCACGCACCGAGCACGTTGCGCTCCGAACGCGACAGCGTCCCATCGAACGCCGACGGGTCGACCTGCTCGACGAACCCGCCGAGGTTTTGGGACAGCGTGTTGAACACCGCGGCGTAACCGGACAGCGACAGGGCGTCGCCCTCGGCACGCAGCTCGGGCGCGTCAACGTGACGGTATGAACGAAGTTCACGCACCGGGAGCACCTCCGAAGGTGGCGGGCGAATCAGGCAACGGGCCGCGGTCCTCGAGCTCACGCACCTCGTCGACCGTCAGGAAGCCGGACGACAGGGCGGTCGCGTAGGACGCGTACCGGGTGGGCAGGTCGGACCGGAGGAACGCACCGGTCGCGAATCGAACGAACTGGGGACGCGGCACGTTCGCCGTGAGCACCTCTTGGATCAGCACCAGCTCGGCGTTCATCGTCGACGCCATGAACGACGTGAGCCGGTCGGCGAGGTTCTGGTAGGTGAGCGACGACCCGCCGCCACCGAGACCGACCCAGGCCGGGTCCACTCCGAAGATGCGACAGATGTCCCGACCGGCGTGCGCCATCGTCTCCAGGAACTGCGAGTCCTCGGCGTCGACACCGACACGCTCGTAACGCAGCCCCGAGCCGAGCACGGCCGGGCGACGCTTTCGCCACGACGACTGCACCGACGCCCGGATGCGCTCGGCGCCCTCGGCGTCCAGCTCGGCGTCGGCGTACAGGATCGCCGACGGCACTGCCGAGTTCTTCAACCAGTCACGGCCGAAGTCCTGCGCCCGGTGCGACAGCTCGACGAGGCCGGACCGCTCCAACGGGGAGATGCCCAACGGTGAGCCCGGCACCGGGAACCCTGGCACCAGGAACACGTCGTCGGCCGGGATCGGCTGGCCCTTGTAGGAGTAGGTGACGTCCGCGCCGTGGTACTCCTGCTTCGTCGCGACCTTCGTCGGGTCGAGCCACTCGACCGCCGTCGGCCACCCGGCAGCGTCACGCGACACGATCATCCCGAACGCGTTGCCCCACAGGTCGCGACTGATCGACAGCTGTCGAAGCCACTGCGACCGCGGCAGCTTCGACGGTGACTCCACCAGCAGCGGCTGGCGTGGCA